CCATAAGGCCCATGCTCAAGCGGCACCTCGCACTGCTTTATCGTGGGTGAACAGGCCGTCCCAGGTTTTCTTCATGGGCAGCTCGCCGGCCAGGTACAGGTCGTACAGGCGTGCGGCGCCCTTCTTCAACAGAACGGGCGTGTAGGAGATAAACGGGTCTTTGCCGTGCGGGGTGACTTCGACCTGGTGCTCGGTCATGTACTTGTCGCGGGCGTACGAGCCAACACGGTGACGGGTACCGGACTTGCTCTCGTTGTAGAGCCAACTGCGCTCTTCCAGGTAATTACCCACCTGCATGACATTGACGCCATTGAGACCCTTGCAGAATTGGGTGTGTGTCATGCCTTCCTTGAAGAGGTTCTCCAGGGAGTGGATCTTCGTGGCCTGCTGCTCAACTTGGGCAGTGAGCATCAAGCGGGCCTTTTCAGACTCCATGGCGATCTGCAGGATTTCGATGGTGGAAAGCGGTTGAGTCTGAGCCACCTGCGACTCCAGTTCGTGCCAGCGGCGAATCACGGTCATGCGCATAGCGGCGCTGTAACCGGTCAGCAGGCAGTCGGTGTGCTCGCGATCGAGCAGGTACTCCGTCTGCTGACGATTCATGCTGTCCAGGTAGATGGCACGAAAACCTGTGGCATCTTCTTTCAGTTCGGTCAGCATCCTCTCGATGTCTGTCGTCACATGAAAATGGCGCTTGCCGGTAAGCTCAGCGATTTCCCGAGACGACATTGTCCGCGCCACGTTTTCAGATTGCGAAAATCGTGGCGCCGGAACGCTGGGGCTATTGATCGATTCGGTGTGTTGGTGCATGATTCGCTCCAGTTGTTTACTGCTGTAGAAAAAGCCGACCTCGTACGTCGGCTTTTTTGTGTCTGTAATTCAGGCCGCCTTCACGGACTGCTTGAATACTTCCAGGCTGACGATCACTTCCTCTGCCTCCTTGAGCAGCTCGGACTTCTCGCGAGTGCAAACGCGGCCATCGGCCTGGGCGTCGAACGCAAGGCGGGTCACGTCAGCCAGATCGGTGTGCAAGCGCAGTAGCGCGGTGTTGAGGTTGATTCCTTCTGGCTTGTCCTTCGGTACCAAGTCGAAGCCGAAAGCCTCGGCCCAAGCCTTCAGTGGGCGGAAGTCCTGGGTGAACTTCATAATCCGGTGCAGCTCCTGGACGTTCAGCTTGTGGCTGTCGTAGTCAGGGTTCGCCTTTTGGGAAAGCAGCGTCTTCGAAGAGAAGCTAGCGCCCTCTGCAATCCGCCCTGCCCCATGGTCGTCCACAACGTCATAGATCGCCTTCATCAAGTCCTGCATGTAACACCTCGAAATTCTTTACGTGGCGCCCTGCAGGTGCAGAGGCGATCATTTGCTCAATGGAACGGCGGACAGAGATGTCAGGCGGCGGATTGGGCGTCCTTTCCGGGAATACAAAGCTCGCGAGCAGTGATTTTTCCACCGGTCAACTCTTCTGCCTTGAAAGCCTTTTCGGCGCGCATCGGGTGAATCCCGGCAACCCAGTACGAAACTGCGGCTTGAGAAACGTCGAGCGCTATAGCGGTTTTGGTTTGCCCGCCGAAGAAGTCGACGAGCCTTTCGATAGGGGTCATAAGAGCACCCTCCTGATAAGCCTGCTTATATCCTAAGTAGAAGGACACTTATTTGCAAGCCGATAAGGGAACTTATAAATTTCAGCTGATGAGCACACTCGCCGAACGAATCAAAACCGCACGCAACCACGCCAAGCTGACGCAGAAGGCGCTCGCCTTAAAAGTGGGTGTTGAGCAGCCGGTAATCTCCCAGCTGGAGACCGGAAAGAACCTTCAAAGCGCACACCTGCCGAAGATCGCCCATGTGTGTGGTGTGAACGCTATTTGGCTCTCCGAAAATACCGGGCCAATGACAGGTGTAAGCGCTGCCGAGTCAAATATCTCTATTTCCGCGCAGCCCACCAAATCATTCCGCTACCCCGTAATCAGCTGGGTTGCCGCCGGCGCCTGG